ACATTAGTCCCAGTATTTGAAGGACCACCATCTGCTGTGATGGCATTGGCAGTTCCACCAACATTTGTTAAAAGACTGACCCCCCTGCCGTCATTACTCCAAGCAAAACTATCGGTCGTGGAATTATAAGTTGCGTTGACGGTTTGATCTTTCTGAATAAACCCTGGACCCATTTCCTCATCAAAATTGAACTTGATATCTTTGGCACCTAACCCATCAATATTCAGGGTCATTTTAGCGGTGTTGATAGCAATCGCTGTAAAAGTAAATTGTTCTCCATTTATCAATGCAGTAAGAACTGGATCGGCCTGGGCCGTTATAATATTTGCTCCTACGATATTTGTTAAAACAGTGGTTCCTACGGCTGCTATTGAACCGGCATCGAGATCAATCAGTTTTTGAACTCCCGCACTATTCTTAACCACAAAAGAATATCTTCCAGGTATAAAAATCTTTTGAGTTGTTCGACCAGAGGCATCAGTTTTTACGGGTTGCAATATTGGAGTGGTCAATCCACGATCCACAAAAACAGTTATAGGGAGCGCTTCTGGATCCCCACCCTGTTCTCCAAAGAAAATTTTACCATTTACAATAGGCACACTTGTATCTGGGTCTATAAATTGTTGATTCTCATCTATGAATGCTGCCATAGTTTATTTCCTTTTAAGGATGGTGCGTTTTACCGCTTTCTTTTTCTTTGATTTTCCAGCCAATTCTAAAGCAATACGAATATTCTGTTTTCGGGTTCGTTTCTTCCCGGCCTTGGTTTTGCTTCTTTCCAATTCACTGATATTGGCTGATATAATTTTTTGGGATGAACCTTTTTTTAATTTGCCCGGCATTTCATTATTCCTTGTTACTAGATATAATCCAAATTGCGAAACCGTCATTACTTTGAACTGGTATTAAAAGACGGATCAAATATTTATAATCTTTCTCGGGGATCTCCATAATAAGCACTACTTCAGGCTTCTTATCCATCATTTGAGCGTAAAAAACGGATTGACCTATAACCTTGGGGGGCCACTTATCGGCAAAATCAACCTCAACAGCGTACTCCTCTGTCAAACAATCAACTCTTGACCGATCTGGAAGAATATGCTCAACTTTACCATTATGTTCATCACACCATATCTGCTGATAGAACCGCTCCGGGTGCAACCTGGCGGCTTCTGCATTGGCAGAGAAAAGGAGAAGAAGGAAAATGATAAAAAATTTATATGTCATTTGGATGTTTAGATTATTTTGGTGTTCTTTCTACACTTTTATATTAGTTGCCGCTGTTATTGATTATAATATTTTTTCCGATAATATCTGGGCAGGTTTGATTTTATTTGGCTTTTTTACATATTTCTATATTCCTACCGAACGTGAATATTTTGATGCTAAAAATTCTCTAATTATTGAACAAGAGGCTGATCAGTCTCAAGTCCACTAATTGCAGCTCCTCTTGGGACGAGTCTATTAATTCCAGAAACTAATCCTTGCATAGCCTTAGATCCTATTTTTATTGTATTAGCGGAAAGCAATAAACGTTTTCCTGCTTCTGTGCCAAATAAACCCTTTACCAATAGGCTTGCACTAACTATTCCTCCAGCAATTTGGGGGCTAAATATAAAACCACCACCCAGCAACAAAGGAATAGCCCTTTGCCCTGTAGGCGGGTTTTCTGCAAATTGACCGGCTCTTTCAATATGTCGCATTAATTTAGTAAACCCGGCTATTTCTTTTTTATCCTTTCCTTTGAAAAATACTCCAAATGCCGCCTGATTATCTTCAAATGCCCTAGCAAATCGGGCAGGACTAAAAGGCCTTCCTTCCGAAGTCGCTTTTGTCATTGCATCTTCAAGCATTCCAAAACGAACGGCATTTTTTCCACGTTTATCCAAAGCATTAAAGAAGTTTTGCGCTCTGTCCCTTGCCCCTCGCTTAATAAAACTCTTAAAAATTTCATCAGGTGTTGAATTTTTAGATGCATTTGCAATAGCCCTATCCTTAAAAGGAATAACTTTAGTTTCCCAAAAACTATTAGCCCTATCCCATGCGACTTTTATTTGTCCCCCCTGCTGTTGAGCAAATTTATCCATATCTTCATTAATAGCGTTTTTAATTTTTTGAAGTTTCTCCACCCCTTTTTTTCCAACAATCTGATTTTTACCAGAAAAATAATCCGAAATATCGTCAGCCAAATCAGAACGAATTGAGCTCAATGATGAGAAATTAGCATTAGGATTAATAGAATATTTACTAATAGCATCAATCAATTGTTTATCCTGGAACTCAAAAACCTTTGCTTTTTCTTCCTCCAGTATTTTGCTTGCAGCATTATTCATTCTAGGAACAGGAACCGGCCCTAATGGATCTGCTAATCTTCCCACTTTATTAAATAATTTACCCGCAGATTGTCTAATAACCCCTGCTCTATCAACAAGACTCGTTTGAATAATTTGAGCCCAATCACCAGTAACTGAAAAACCATCCATAAGAATTTGGGCTTCTCTGGCAGCAGCTTTCTGTTGGGTTTGTCGGAATCCACTAAAGCCTATGGCTGGGAAATTTTCTGAAATAAGTTCCGCTTTTTGTATAAGAGGTTGTTGAGTAATATCACCTACTGATATAGGAATATCCCTTTGTCTGGCGATTGCTGTTAATTCTTGTGCCTCATCATTGAAATTTCCACGAATAGAATTAATCGCACGTGTTCCAAGAATAGCGGTGCCTTTTAATGCTGCAGAGGCACCTGCGCCGGTTCCCCCTCCTATAACTATATTCTCCAATCTATCCTGACCTGGTTGAACAAATTCAGTAGCACCCAAGGCTGCTCCTGCAGCTGCAGCGCCTTTAATAGTTGCACCTCCAGGAATAAGCGCTGTCAATCCAAAGTCACCAAGGAATTTACCGATTCTTGCAGAGACAAATTCTCTGTCAATAGGATCAAATGCAGTTATTTCTTCTTGAACTTTTCTATTCAATTCAGCAAGCGTTTCATCGACCGGCGCACCAAGCTTATTTAACCCCTCAAGAACCAGTTGAGCAACCCCCTGCAATCGAGATGCTATGCCACGATCAATACCAGCTATTAGAGGTGATACAGGGGCAACTCTCTGCCCTTGGATGAGAGGCGTCACCAATCCGCTATCTTCAAGGGTTGGCCCTTGAGCGCCTTCAGAAGGAATTGCTTGCGCTCTTCTTTCTAATGTTATTTGAGGCGTTGTGGTTTCTACTATTGGTCGATCCATACCCGCTATTAAATCCCTGACTTCCTGTTGGGTAGGTGGACGATCTCCTTCTATTTCAAATACAAACCCAGTTGTATTATCTGTGATTTCAAAAGTTGCCATTATCTAACTCTTTTTATTGTGAAAGATGGTTGCGTTCGAGGTTCTCCTTCTCCAGAAATTCTTCTTTGCAATTCTTCATCAAATTTAGCTTCATTAAGTTCTCCAAGTTCAATTGCATTTCCTGATTTATCAAAAGTAGGTTTGACTGTATTTCCAAACCTATCTTCATTAAATCTACCGGAAGGATCAATCAATTGTAGAGTACCAGATAAAAAATCATCAAACATTTCCAATTTCAATCTAGCGATTTCAGGGGTATCAAATATATTCGGCGTAAACCTAGTGCGAGTATTGTCAACTTCTGCAGGTGGCATAGCAGCTCCGGTTTCACCTCTAGTTATTCCCTGGATTCCAAATTCCATTTTATTTCGTAATTTTCGCCCATCTGTGAAAGGAGTATTAAATTGTGCATTGAATAAATTAGTGCTATTGAGTTCTGTTCCTGCTCCTTTTTTATCAAATTTTTTGAAAATTAATTCTCTTATGCCCTTTGCTGCTTTTTGTGCAGTTCTTAGCATTTGTACTTTAGCAGCATCACCAGCACCAAGCCTATCTGCTTTACCCCCAGGAATGGGTTTAATACCTATTGTTTTCCCAGTTTCGTCTTTATCAAACATAAAATCTTTGGGAAGTTTAATTCCCTTCAGGCCTTCATTTATATTAATTTGCGTTCCTGGTTTGGTTATAGATTCTACAATTATTTTTTTTCGTTCTTCTGGATCAGTAATACCAGCAGCATCCAGATTCTTTTCCAATGAAGTTTTAGTTGCTGGTTTGGGTGTTCTTGGATCAGCTACAATCCTGCCGGTGAGGGATGATTTTTGACCAATAATATTACCGGCTGTATCCAGAACATCAGTAAAAGTTTCCTGCACTGGTTTTGCAGCAAGTTTAGCAGCCTCGATTCCTTCCTTACTCTGCCGCTCCAACTCTTTCTCTTGGCTCTCCATTAACAACTTAAAATCAGTATTCATTATTTTTCTTCTTTGGAGCCCCACCTCTCGGCGCTCTAAGGGAAGGGCCAGAATTCTTTCCAATGCTGGAGAGGGAAGGCCATCCTTAGCTCGATCTGCTATTGTTTGCTGGATTGCCCGTGCCTGTGCTTCAGGATCTTTAATCTTTAACAGGCTGAAAGACTCCCTAACATTTCTTTCTGTTGAACGCTTTTCTGCCGCCAAAATTCTCGTGTTATTTAATTCCAACATTTTAAATCCAAAATCCGCAGCTTCCCCCGTAGGATCTAATGCTTGTAGACGCCCAAGGCTATTATTTATTTTAGTAATCGAATCGGCAGACCTTTGAAACTGAGGCGTCCTAACTGTTCTTTGTGGAGAAACATCCTGGGCTTGTGAAGAAACATCCTGGGCTTGTGGAGAAATATCCTGAGTTGGTTGAGATGTAAGTCCCAATTGATCGCTCAATGCTTCGGAAAGGCTTGAGAATCCACTGGTAAGACCCTCCTGCCGTTCTTGCTGTTGCCTATTTTTTAATTCGGCTAAAGCTATTGTTCTTTGTTGGACATCCAAAGTGCCTGATCTTATTGCTTGAAGCAATTCACGGTCACTTGCTTTATTGAAAGCATCAAGGAAACTTGTACCAAAACTAGCTATTCCACTAAGACCATTTGCCATGACTACCCTCTATATTTAGAGTTTAATTATTAAAATCCTGAAGCCCCTGTGCTAATGCCTGTGCTGAAAAAATCACCACCTGGTTGCCTAAGACCAAAACCTATTCCACCACCTGAAGGGATTCCCCCTCCACCACCTACACCGCCTATAAATCTTTTAGCTAAAGCACCCCCAATAGGACCACCCGCCACGGTTCCTAAAAGTTGACCACCAAGACCTAACAATTCGCTTGTACGTGCTTCTTTTGCTTGGAGAGCCCCCAATCTCCCTTGAGATTGTGCCTGTCCTATCCCTAGAACATCTCCAGCTAACTGTTGCCCTAATTGAGCGCGTAATTGAGCTTCTAATCCAGTTCTGCGACCACCTAATTGAGCCTCTAATCCGGCAGCTTGAGCGCCTATTTGAGCTCCCTGAATACCAGTTCGAGCGGCTAATTGAGCGCCTAGCTGAGCCCCTTGAGCGCCTAGCTGAGCCCCTTGAGCACCCAATTGAGCCCCTAGTCGAGCCTCTAGACCTGTCAAATCAGTTGCCAAACCAGCTTGTTGACCTACACCCTGAAAACCCACATTAGAAAGATCCCTAGCTCTTCCAAAGAGTTGATTTTCTATTTGGAAGGCAAGATCGGGACTGATGTTGGCAATTTCTTCAAGACCTAACCCGGATCGACTCAATCCGGCAGAGGCCAGTTGTCTATTTATATCTCCGAACCTTTCTTCACGTAACCCCTGGAAGGCCCCTGTACCTAAAATCTGAGCTATTCTTTCATCCAAGCCACCAACCGTAGCGCCTCGTTGAACGTCCTGCAAAGCTCCTGTTCCAGCCTGGATAAAGGGATCAAAACCGGCTTCTGTCAATTCTCTTTGGCGACCGATATCAGTTCTAAGTTGACCCCGTTGAGTTTGGAGCTGAGCCTGTTCAGCTCGGATTTGAGCTTGGAGTTGGGCCGGGATTTGAACCTGCTGAGCTTGGAGCTGAGCTTGTTCAGCCTGAATTTGGGCCCTGAGTTGAGCCCGTTGAGCCTGGGTTTGAGTCTCGATTCGGCCCTGACTAACATCAAAAGCCCTTTGTCGTTCTTCACTAGCCCTTCGGAACCCTGCAACCGCTTCTTCTATCGCTTTTCCTCTTTCACCAGCTGCCATAACCTTAACCTCTATGTAGTAATATTTGCATCATTAGAAAATCTTTTCCAATCTGCTCCATTAGAATAAGCAGGGACTCTTCCAGCGGCTTCATCTGTAACCATAACCATTACATCCTGATTGGCAGAAGCCGGGACCACAGGAAGAGTTGCCGGTGGAACCGTTACAGTTAAATCCTGGACAGAAAAAGCCGGTAAAGCAGGAAAGTTTAATCCTTGTTCCACATCATCCAGGAAAGTCTGATATTGTTGAGTAATTCTAAGCATTCCATCAATATCTTCTGCTATTTGAGATCCGGCATCTGGTTTACTTGCCAATGGATTTGTCATTTTATCGCCGCCTCCACATAAGCCACTGCAAAATTAATATCTTGAGTAGTCCGAAATTCTACTGCCATGAACGATTGAAACCTTCCAATGCCTCTCCATATTAATCTGCTTTGATAATCTCCCAGTGCTCCAAGATCACGAAAAACTTCAGGGCCAAAAAGAACACCATCCCTGCTAGTTATAAGTGCAACGGAACCACCTACATTACGGCTAATAGTTTCCACTATTTCAACAAAACTAGGAGTTGTAAATCTACCTACATTCGGTTCGTCCCCAACAAAAGCGAGAGAAGCTATTTGAAAGTTTGTGGCTCCATCTGTAACTGCGACCAGGCCAATTAAATTATATGAAGGATTTGCAAAAAAACCTCTAATCGTGACTTGTTCCCCAACACTTATTGCAAGTCCTAGTGTGGCTGTAAAATTAAATTGAGCGGGACTTGCTAAACTAACATTATATTCAAAAACAGTATCGGCTCCAAAACCAACCATAAACATTTTGGTTCCATCATTATTGAATGCTATCGATTGCGGATTTGTTTCTTGTCCCGCCACAGAAAAGAAATTACCGATGAGAAATATAGCAGAAGTTATATCAAAGCCAACGTTTAATGAATATTCAAAAACACTATCATTTGCGGAACCAACCATAAACATTTTAGTTCCATCATTATTAAAAGCTATCCCGGTTGGAGTTAGGTCTTGAGTTCCAACAGAAAAAAAATTACCGGAAAAACTAGCCGAAGTTATATCAAAGCCAATGCTTAATGAATATTCAAAAACCCTTTCGCTTGAAGCACCAACCATAAACATTTTAGTTCCATCATTATTAAAAGCTATCCCGGTTGGACTTGCGTCTTGGTTGACAGAAAAAGAATTGCTGGAAAAACTAGCAGAAGTTATATCAAAGCCAACGCTTAATGAATATTCAAAAACCCTATTGGTTGAGACACCAACCATAAACATTTTAGTTCCATCATTATTGAATGCTATCGATTGTGGAAATGAGTCTTGAGTTCCAACAGAAAAAGAATTAGTGAAACTAGCCGAAGTTATATCAAAGGCTGGACTTAATGAATATTCAAAAACCTTTTTGGTTGAGATTCCAACCATAAACATTTTAGTTCCATCATTATTAAAAACTATCCCGGTTGGAATCGAGTCTTGAGTTCCAACAGAAAAAGAATTACCGGAAAACAAACCATTAAAGACAATTTGTGTAACTGAATTAATAGGAACATCAATAGGTTCTGTTAAAGAACTGGATTTATCTATATTCTTATTAAAGCCCTGTGAAATACCAAGTTCTATTCGAGAACAACCAAACCAGTTGCCATCTTCCTGAATAAAAATCATTTTAATTGATCGGGTAACTCTTTCCCCATAATCAGTATTAAGATTTTCATCAAATACGCCGATCTTATCTTCAAAAGCAGTAAAATACTGTCCATTTAGATGGGCGATAAAACCACCACCCCACGGACGCGATATCCCATCAAACACAGTCTCCAGTTCGAACCATTCACCCCTATAAAAACCGAATGAACTTCTTCTTAATTGGAAAGTAGCGAGAAAATGACCCCCTACTTTAATGCTTCCCGGTATTGCTTCAGCAAGTTCTGCCTGAGTATGTTCCGAAAGAATTTTATCTATTCTTTCATTTGAAATCTTCGGTGCTCGTCCTTGTCCAATTGCATAAATTCCGAATCCCTGATCTTTCTCGTTGCCAATAAATAAAAAAGTATCTCCATATTCCAATAACCCACCGATAAATCCGTTATTAATCCTTGCCCCGGTAACACTTCGGAATGGAAGAGTCGGAGAAGTAACGACCCGGAACTGTTCAATAGAACCTGTTCCCGTAATATAAAGAGTGTTAGAAAGATTGAACACCGCATTATTTCTATCTGGTAATTGCTCGGCATCAAAAAAACTGGTGGCCTGAATCGTCCCAGGATCTCCTGGATCACTAAATAAAGCAGGATCACCATTGAACGGAATATAAACAGTGATTCCATTGATATTCTCAACGCTGATTGATGGTACAACCCTGGGCTGACCACTTATGTCTTTCAAAACATCAAGAACACTTAATGTGTAAACTTTTCCCGCTGGACCTTTGACAACAATTACAGCGAAATTAAAACCAATGGAAAAGTCAATCGGTTCATTGCCTTCTATTGTTCCTAGTATAACCGTGAATGCACCGGTAGTTGTGTCCTCAATTCTTATGAGCTTTTCCGATACCACCTGGAATAGACGATCCCGCCAATTAAAATGGCCTCGCGCCAGATCACCGGTTGTATTTAGTAATCCAATGCCATCACGTTGCAAAACCACAGGAGGATCTTCACCATTATTAAAACAGTTCAATAAGCTGGTTTGTGTTTTAGGTAAAGAGGGGCTTCCTGTTAAGCCTTTTGGTAATGGGAATCGACTCATGATTTAAACTACTTTCCTAAAGGTCTATTTCGACCAAAGAAATTCCTGCGCCTTCCAAATCTATTCACATTTCCTTCACCGGTCACAAGAGTAGATGAAGGAATAATTTGCGGAACCTCAATTAGCCTGTAACCCACATTTGCAAGATCCTCAAAATCCCTGGTAGCATTGTTGATCAAGGTCTGAGTAACTACAGCTTGCCCATCCTCATAATCATCGGCAAGGCGCAAAGCCAGATTTGTGATGATGGCGTTTGTAGTATCTTCAGGCTCACTCAATTCATCACCAGCGGCCTCTAAGGGTGTAAAACCTATATCAATCCCTTTACTTAACCAAAGATGAAGCATGGAATTTAAAACCGTTACAGCCCCTTCTATGTCCTCTGGTGATGCAGGAGAATTCAGGGTATCAACCTGGATCTTCCTCAATGCCTTCTTAATTATTTTAGTTCCAATGCTCATAGGATTAGATTTCTTTGGTTACGGCTCCTGATGTGGCGCTTTCAGTGGTTACTGCTCCAGATCCGGCAGCTCCTTTTTTATCGGAATCATCATCTTGTGGCACAGATTTTTTGTCGGGATGATCCGTCCAGCCCTCTTCCTCTTTTTTCCGAATTTCATCACCCACAAATATTTCAGCTTTTCCATCTTTATATCGCCATGCTCGGTAATTTGATTCATATTCTTTTTCTTGGTCCATTGGTTTTTCTCCTTTGAAAAGTTTAAAAAGAAGGGGCGAGTTACCCCACCCCATCTTATTTAACTAATTGCTCCTCCATTGTTTACTATAACTTTCCATCCAAGAACACTAGTCCATAAAAGTTCAACAAAATCCTTTGCATCAGCGAATACAATTTGACCACCATCAGCGAAATTACCCGGTGTCACAGTTAAATTTTGCCCGCCATCAGTCACCAGTATAATTGTTTTCCTCTGTCCTTCACTCAAACCATCAGACAGTATCAAATTAGTTGGTGTTGATGAGTCGGTTGCAACCGTTGTGAGGCGAGTTTTCAAGCTAGAATCAACAGCTCCTGTTTGAGTATCGGTAATGACATCAACGCCGCCGAAAAAATCCGATATTTGGACATTTCCTGATGTAGCCGCATCGACCTGAGCCATTACAGAACCATCTATACCCGACAAGAAAATAAAATCCTTTGCATTAAGGGTGTTAATTATCTGATTCAAATAACCAGCTGTAAGCATCGTCTGCAATAGATCAGTTTCAGAAAAAACTGAATAAAGTTGCCCACCATCACGCGAATTCCCTGGACCACCAACTTCTTTAAAATTTTCTATTTCAAAAGACATAATATTTTTCCTTTATAAAGAAGAATGAAGGGGCGAGAAACCCCACCCCTTCACAGGTTAAAAATTAAGTTTGCAATCCTACAAGATTCCCGCACATATCAGGAATCAAAACATTGGGCGCAAACCAAATCGTTAAACGATATTGCGTTCCCAAATTCCTAATATCCGCACCTTTCGCAAACAATATTTCAATGCCTGAATCCGTAGTTCGGCGCATCGTAGAAACACCCGCACCATCCAGATCCATAGTTTTGAGAGAACCATGCACGATTTCTACAGCATCATTCATAAAGAAAATATTTGAAGGTTGGGTGACAGTATTCAGGAATGTAATGGCTGCATCATCAGCCGGAATACTATCCACATTCGCATATTCTTTATTTGCTTGACCACCACCAGCTGCTGCAATAATAGGAGGTGAGATCGTCCAGGTGATAAGTGTCGGAGCCGTAGGCCCAACGATCCTGAATGTTTGCAATTGACCAGTCGATTGCTTATTAATAAGACCGATGGAATTAACATTGGCAATCGTAAAAGCATCACCGATAGCTGGGGCACCTGTACCGCCATCAACAGTTAGTTGCTGAGTACGATTATCCACATTGTTCCCATTTACATCGGTTGCTACTGGTGGTCAAGCAAATAAAGAATATGCGAATGTGGATAGTATTCCGGCTGATGATGCAGCCATTACATTCCTGAATACT